ACGTAATCTTAATAAGAGAGTAACGGAGCAACAAGGATATGCTCCAGATGAATACGAAGTTCTATTTGAGGGTGAAGATATTGATGAAGTATCAAGGCTAGAGATAGAACTTCAAAAGTCTTATGGCTATCGTGTTGATAGAAAATTATATAAAGATTTATTTAAACCAAAAACTATGAGAGTAAACCCAACAAACCAAACCACTACATTCCCCGTGCCTGTTGAAAAACTTAAAGGCCGTCTTATGGACAATATAGGAATGAGCTGGATTACACCGCAGGGTTATCGATTTACAATTGATAAAACCAATATCCGCTGGATCATGGATAATTGTCGTGTATCACATTTTAATCCTGACCGCTGCTACATTTACAACAAAGCATTTCACGAATACGAACAAGCACGCTTTAAAACACAAGAAGCACCAGAAAACGAATGCTGTTTAGGGGAATACCAGCCGTTTGATAATATTAGATGTTGGGCCAAAGAACGTGGCATCTACGACAAAGGCGATACTAAAACACAATATGCAAAACTAATGGAAGAGTCTGGCGAATTAGCTAAGGCAATTTTAAATGAAGATGACGTTGAGTTTGTCGATGCCATTGGCGATTGTGTTGTTGTACTAACTAATCTTGCATACCTTGGAGGCTATACTATTGAAGAGTGTATTGACGCTGCATGGACGCAAATATCAACGCGTAAAGGCAAAATGCAGAACGGCACATTCGTTAAAGACGACAATCATCCAGGTGAAACCATTGCTAAATTTTTAGCATCTAAAACCGCAACACTATGAAACCAATAGCATCACACGATACTATCGTACCAATGCAGTTTCGCGACCCTGTTGTGCGTCGTGTCTGCCAAAAGTTTGTAGGCCGTTCAAATGTCGGCTATGAAAAATACGGCGTTACACTCGAAGATGATCCAAGCGAAATGCTTACTTGGCTGAATCACTTACAAGAAGAGCTTATGGATGCCGTCTTGTATTTGCAAAAAGCCAAAGAAAAGTATGAAGCACAGAGCTCCGAGGAGTAATATGAAAAAGAAATATAGTATAAAGAAAGGACCAGTGAGATCGAAGAAGGTGTCAATTGATGGCATCAACTTCGCCTCCGGGCTTGAGAAGTATATGTATCTTGCCTTGAAGAAGGCTAAAATTCCAGCAATATATGAGGGCGAAACATTTGAACTACAACCCGCTTTCGAATTCCCCTTTGAAAGTTACGAGTGCCAGGGGAACGGTAAAGGCGAGTTCATTAATAGAGGAAATAAAAAAATCCTTAACATCAAATACACGCCAGACTTTGTAGGAAAGCATTTCATCATTGAATGTAAAGGAAGAGCTAACGAATCTTTTCCGATGCGATGGAAGCTATTCAAGAAGTATGTAGCTGAGAATAAACTCGAGCCGTTTACATTGTATAAACCACAAAATCAGAAACAATGCGACGAAGTAATTCAGCTGATACTGGAAAAGCAAAAGCTATCGCCAGGCAAAAGTACGCAGAGCGCCAAATAAAAAAATGGGTGGACTGGTCGTGGAATATGCGCGGCAAGGTAATATATAAAGAATTAATACAACAAATAGAAAAATATGAGCAAAGAAAATAAAGGGTGGGCAATTTCAATCGGGTTTTATCCCGGCGTATTAATAGGTATGCGCAGCTACTTTCAAGAGGATATGACGTCCCACGTAGTATATCTTCCGTTTTTTGATGTAGCATTTCAAATCGCACACTAATGGGGTTATTTGATGAACGCATTCCGTATAAGCCTTTTGAGTACCCGGAGTACTACACAGAAGGCTGGCTGAAGCAAGCGCAGGCATTTTGGTTGCACACCGAAATCAGCATGCAAGGCGATGTCAAAGACTGGAACGAGCATCTAACCCCGGCTGAAAAGAACCTGGTAGGAAATATCCTACTGGGTTTTGCTCAGACCGAATGTGCCGTATCCGATTATTGGACACAAAAAGTTGTAGGCTGGTTTCCTAAGCATGAAATCCAGCAAATGGCTATGATGTTTGGTTCGCAAGAAACCGTACATGCTGTAGCCTACAGCTATTTAAATGAAACATTAGGACTTGAAGATTACGAAGCATTCTTACACGAGCCAGCGACAGCAGATCGTTTTGACAATCTCGTTGCTTACGATGGTAATGACCCTGTGGGCATTGCTAAATCACTAGCAGTATTCAGCGCCTTTGCAGAGGGTGTATCACTGTATTCATCATTTGCAGTGTTGTATTCGTTCCAAATGCGCAATAAGCTTAAAGGCATTGGGCAGCAGATGAAGTGGTCAGTACGTGATGAATCACTGCACAGTAAGATGGGTTGTCAATTGTTTAGACATATGTGTGAAGAGGATGCTACGCTGTTAGAAGCTGTAAGGTCACATGTAATCGATGCAGCCGAAACAATGGTAGAGCTTGAGCTTAATTACATTGATAAGATGTTTGAAGCCGGTGATATCGAAGGCATCAAGTCTGAAGACTTAAAGAATTTTATTAAAAAGAGAACAAATGAAAAGCTTGTTGAGTTGGGGTATATTGACCTTGGCAATTATTTCCCTTTTGTGGAAGCCTCGGCAAAAGAACTAGATTGGTTCTACCATCTCACCGGTGGTGTAACCCATACAGACTTCTTTGCTATTAGACCTACAGATTATTCTAAGGCAGGAGAAAACGAAGACTTTGAAGATATTTGGTAATATGTGGAAAGAAGAATGGATTAAAGGTGTCGATTACCCGGAGTGGGGCGACACAGAAGTATATAAGAAAACAATTGCCGGCGGGTATTTACTTGCCGATGAAACACCAAAAGATGCATACGAGCGAGTGGCCAAAACGGTTGCTCGCCGTTTGTACAAACCAGAGCTAGCTCAAGTATTCTTTGATTACATTTGGAAAGGCTGGCTAAACCTTGCGTCACCTGTGTTGTCAAATACAGGTACCGACCGTGGTCTACCGATCAGTTGTTTCGGTATTGACGTTGCTGACAGTATTCAAGATATAGGTGCTAAGAACCTGGAAATGATGCTGTTAGCTAAACACGGTGGGGGCGTGGGCATCGGCATTAATCAGATCAGACCTGCTGGTTCTAAAATTACAGGGAATGGAACATCAGATGGAGTCGTACCTTTTTGCAAAATCTATGACTCAACGATCCTCGCTACTAATCAAGGAGCTGTTAGACGAGGAGCTGCGTCAGTCAACATCAATATTGAGCACGATGATTTCGAAGAGTGGCTTGAAATCAGAGAGCCTAAAGGAGATGTCAACAGACAATCACTTAACCTTCATCAGTGCGCAATTGTTGGTGATAAGTTTATGCGAAAGCTTGAACACGGAGATGCAGATGCACGACGCAAATGGAGCAAATTGCTTAGAAAACGAAAAGCAACTGGCGAACCGTACGTTATGTTTAAAGGAAATGTTAATAAACAAAATCCTGAAGTATACAGACAAAACGGCTTAAAGGTGCACATGACAAACATCTGTAGTGAGATTACCTTACATACAGATGAATCACATAGCTTTGTATGCTGCCTCAGCAGCCTTAACTTAGCTAAGTACGACGAATGGAAAGACACGAATCTTATTTACGATGCTATCTGGTTTTTAGATGGCGTAATGGAAGAATTTATCCAACGTGCTAAAGGATTGCGTGGCTTTGAGAATGCAGTGCGTTCAGCTGCGAAAGGTAGACCATTAGGTCTTGGCGTTTTAGGCTGGCACACATATTTACAAGATAGAGGCATTGCCTTTGAAGGATTACCTGCACAATATGAAACTAGAAAGATTTTCTCTCAAATCAAAATTGAAAGCGAACGAGCTTCTAAAGACTTGGCCGATGTTTATGGCGAACCTCTTTGGTGTAGCGGTTCTGGTATGCGGAACACTCATCTTAGGGCTATTGCTCCTACTGTTTCAAACAGTAAATTGGCTGGGAACGTTTCTCCTGGTATTGAGCCGTGGGCCGCAAACGTATTTACGGAACAAAGTGCTAAAGGGACTTTCATACGTAGAAACCCTACTCTTGAAAGAGTTTTAGAAGAACACGGATTGAATACTGAGCGTATCTGGAACCAGATATTAGAAGACGGCGGATCAGTACAGAACATAGCTGAGCTGGACAACGTATTGCTTGGTAGCTACGAATATCCTGCTAAAGAAGTATTTAAAACGTTTAAAGAAATAAACCAACTAGAGCTTGTCAATCAAGCAGGCATACGCCAGCAGTATATTGATCAGTCAGTTAGTTTGAACCTTGCCTTCCCTAAAGAAGCTACGCCTAAGTGGATTAATAAAGTCCACATGGAAGCGTGGAAGAAAGGTATTAAGACATTGTATTATACGCGTACCGAATCGGTATTGCGCGGAGATATTGCCGCGAACGCAATGAGCGAAGATTGTGTCGCGTGTGATGGCTAGTTGTTGTTTAGTTAATAAGAAAGGGGACCCGTAATTGGATCCCCCTTTTTTATTTCTTTCTGCTATTCTTTATCCAAGACGCAGCAGCTCGCCCTAGCATAAGCCCAGCTCCTATTGCACTTGCTTTTTCAACAGGATGTAGGTCTTTCCATGTCCTGTCATCATTGCCAGCAAATGGATTGCTATTTAAATTACCACTGCTTGTGTTAGTTTGAAAATCAACAGATAAATTACCGGTTGGTTTATTAACCTTTTTAGTATTATTGCTGCTGTTCACTTTCATGCTAGCATTGGTTTTAGTTTGCTTTGCTGGAGAATTCTTTTTAAGCTCAGACCTATCGTACTTAGACACTCTACCTTTTGCTTTTCTTTCCGCTTTCGCTGCTGCTAAATCAGCAGGGCTAAGCTCAGAATAAGTTTTAGGTGTATCCTTGCTTATTTTCTTTGTAGGTCTAAAAGTACCGCTATCACCTTTGCTGTATTCTTCTTTACCCTCAGGTGTCTTCCACTCTTCTTTAAACCATCGTTTAAGAGCTAAGCCTTCTTTGGTCTTTCGAACTTTTTTGAAAGGTGACTTATACATTACTTTTTAGATTTATTTCCCCAATTAGCCGCACCAACCTTGCGACATTTAGCGATAGCTCCGCTAGCGTACGCCGAAGGGAATACGTCATAGCGGGCTTTCACTTTATTGTAACACGCGTCTTTTGCTTTTAATGGACTACCGCATCCTGCTTTTAAAGGACTCCCAAGGCGTTGTGGTCCACAACCCTTGTAAGCCATTATCCTCTTAGCTTAGCTGCTTTAGCCTCTAGGCGATCAGCACGTTTTTCTTTGCGAGTAGGTTTAGCCGCTTTAGCCGCTTGTCTGTTAGCTTTCTTATCTAAGCGTGCAAGTCTAGCGTCTGCAATAGCACCTTTGATACGGCCTTTACCAATTCGCTTAGTAGTTTTAGTAGTTGTAGTACCGTCCTTCTTAGTCTTGGTTACCGCACGGGTGTTCTTGTCTTTAACAACAGTCTTTTTAACGCCAGTCGCTTTGTTAACTGTTTCTTTCTTAGTGGTACCGCCTTTGTTTGCGCCACCACCAGTTTTAGTCTTAACCGAGCTGATGTTGTTGTTCTGCTTGATAGTTACTGAATCTTTACTGCCTTTGTTGCCCTTAGGTTTAGCAGGCGCAGACGGCGCCGACGGCGTAGTTTTAACAAGCTCAGGTTTCTTTGGTGTAGATACCGAAACTGTTTTCTTTTTAATGTTCATAGGCTCCTCAACGCGGTAGCGTTTGCTGCTGCCCATTTTTGCGTTGATTTGGTTCTGAACTTTATTGTACTCAGCGGTTCCTTTTTTCAAACCTTTGCGCTGGCTAACCAAGCTGTTCAATTCTTTATCCCATTTAACACCACCTGATTTAGACGCAGGAGCATTAGCTTTAGGTGCAGGTGCAAATTTTTCCATTGATGCAACGTCACTTGGTTTTTTACCTGGCGCGTAAACGCGCTGTGACGGATCTAGTGTATTGCTCATTGCCTCTCCAGCAGATGGTGCTTTGCTTGGAGATGGAGCAGATGCTTGCGATCCACCCATGCCTTCAATCTCAGAAGAAAATGGTGGAGGATATGCAGGTACGTTTTCATTCACGCCCGGCCCATATTCTTTTTTAGCCGGTGATTCTGGCGCAGCCTTGATCGCATCTTGCAATGGACGAGGCAGCCTGTGTTGGTTGCCTACTAGCGCTTTTGCAATAGGCGATTTTGGATTCTGTTTGTAAGCCATGATTAATTAATTAATTTTTGTATTCAGCTTGCACGTCAAACGATGGACATGCTTTGTTTGCAAATTCGTTGTGGCCGTGAATAGTAGCCCCAGGGTATTGATCAGTTAAATCGAACAATAGACCGTCTAATGCTGCTTTTTGTTCCGGTGTGCGAGTATCCTTAGGTGTTTTACCATCTTTTTCAACCCCTCCAATATAACAAATACCTATAGATGTAGAGTTATACCCTTTGGTATGTGCACCTGATCTTTCTACCGGACGACCAGGATGTACAGTCCCGTCGAGGTAGATTACGTAATGATATCCAATGTCAGACCACCCACGTCCATTAACGTGCCAATCACGGATAGTGTCAACATCGATATGCTGACCCTCGCGAGTAGCGGAACAGTGAATGATAAGCTTTTCAATTTTACGATTCATACTATTTATTTTTAAGCCGCTCATTTTCTTTTTCAAGAAACTCGACTTTAATTCTAAGCGCAGATACTTCTTCAGTAAGCGCCAATACTTGATTACGTAGTTCATCTTTTTCGTCGCTTGAATTTGCAAGCATCGCTTCCAAATTGCGCACACGGTGTTTAAGGTCGTCTCTGTATTGCACCCCGTCACTGTTTTCTAGTTGTGATTTTTTTTCCTCTGACTTAACCTTAAGTCGCGTTTGTAAAAACTGCCAAATACCCGCAGACCCTAATACGGTTAGAGCGGTAATGACGATCTGCGTGTAATCACCCATGTCTTTGATTTTTTTCTTTAAATACTCTTATAGTATTCCAAAAAGCGAAGAACATAATTATAGCCCAACCTACGCGGCTACCATTAAACAATCCTTCTGCAATTAGATTTTCAACTGTCATTAACGCAATTATGGCTGCAATTTGCACGGCAATTAATCGCATTCTAAGCGTACCGTTCCATACTACAGCCCATAACTGGAATGAACCAGCCGCAATACCACCTAAACAAAGTAATACTGAAGGGTGCTCGAAATCAACCATCAGCGCTGCTGGCAATGCAAAAATATGGCACATTGCAATAAGCACTTCATTAGGTTCGCTATCGCTGTACCAAAACAGCTCTTTAATTTTCGCTAGTCCCTTAGTTTTCATTATTACGTGATTTTATTATTTATTTATTAAACAGTTCATTAATTAAATCTTCTTCGTCGGTAGTCTTTTTGTTTTCTTTATTTTTGCGTCTAGTCTCTTTCGCTTTCTCTATACCTTCTTTTTTACGCTTTTCTTTACCGGCCGCTTTGATTGCATCACCCTCCTCATCAATAGCGCCAACATCCCAAGTCTTCCAGCCCAACGCTAATGCTATACGCTGCCATGCCGAATTACGAGCATCCATTGCTTCGCCTATAGAATTTAATTCGTCAATAACACGATCAAGTGGAACGTTAAGTGTACCTGATACAAGGCTTCCGCCGATTGACCACCCTGGCCCAAAGTCTGGACGACCATTAGTTGCTACATCAAATGGCCGCGCTTCTAGCTGATCTTTTTCAAACTTGTATGTTTGTATTGCCGAGTATATCTTTCTTAGCTTAGAGTTAATAGGTGGAGAAATACTAGTAGCCGCAATAACAGTATAAGCATGGTCAGCTAAGAAGCCTTTTTCGTCTTGCTTCATGAACTCGTCTATAACATTTTTAACTGTAGATATTATAGCACCGTACATTCCACTACCGCGCAATATTGTATCTAACATGCTATCCAGTACTCGCGCAACCTTAGCTTCCTCTTTAGCTGCATCTTTTTCCTCGTCATCGTCATCAAACCCTGGGATCAATGCAAACAATGCACTTTGTAAGGCAGAGAAAATGAAGTTTTGCACAAACCCGTAATATGCAATCTTGCTTACGTTTGTTTTCCAATCCCCGCGACCATTTATAAGGTCAAGACCGGCTTTTTTCATCAAACGAGTGTATTGCATAGGCGTGTTAGCAAAAGCAAACACCAAACGTCCTAAAACGCTTCTTTGTTGCTGTGATACAAGAGCTGGATCAGATGACTGCTGTGCTTCATCAGAAATCTTTGTAAAGTCTAGCCATGCTTTTTCCTCTGCCTGTTCTTTGCTTAGCCCTTTCTTTAAATAGCTGTTTACCCTATTGCGATAGAATGAAGCACCACCTGTGGCAATTGCAAAGCTATCCGCAATTTGAGTAGGTAAGAAACCTATCTTTAGCAAATATGCCAATACAGCACGAGGGTCACCTTTACTTCTGTTCGCGGCTTGTGCAAGTTCAGATTCACTAACATCTGTTTTCAACCCCGATCTACGTTCTTTAAGTTTATCCGAGTTAAATATCATTGCCCAGTCTGACCAAAATTGCTTTTGATTAGCAAACGCCGCTGCGGCCTTTATAGGGTTGTTATCCGACCAATTAATAAAGTTTGTTGTAGAAAGCATCTGCAACAACGCTGAACGGCGGTTAAAGAACATGATAGCACCCGTAGAGCCGTTAATCCAGTTAATAAACTTGTTAACTGTTGCGTTGCTTCCGCTTACACGGTTTGTACCGTTTTTCATAGAATACAAAGCGTCTTCTATTGCCTCACGATGTGCTCTACCTTTAATAGCCTCAATCTTGTTGAGATTGTCTTCGGTAAAAATAGCATCTGCGTTTTCAATAAACTCTTGCAAGAACTTTTTACGACCAATTTTTTCAGTCATGCTGTTCAAGTCTGAAAGCACAGTCTGTGTTTGCCAGTATTCACCTGGCTCCATCCATTCGTCTCTTCTTGCTACTACAAGTAAAGAATCGGCGAACGCAACCATTTCCGGATTTTGCTTAATCGCATCTAATAATAGTTTTTTATCTCTTTTAGAAATACCGGGTACAGGCGTGCCTTGTCTGTCCCAAAGGTAAACACGTAGTGCCTGGTCGTATGTAAAGCCTGAATCACCAATCTTTTTATCAAGCATCTTATATTGATCCTTGAATATTTTGATTGTTGCTTTATAGTCTCTTTTAATTTGTTGGCGTACACGGTTAATAGCCTCAACACCTTTGAAGTAAGGGTTCATTAACTTGTCTTCAAACCATGCCATATCAGCATCACCTTGCTTACCTTTACCAGAGAAAGCATAATGTACCAAACCTCTAAAATCATCAGCACCAGGCGGAACAAAGAATTTAAATCTACCCTTCATCGCACCTCTGATCTCAGCTTGTACTTTAGAGAACACTTTAAACGATGCAACCCCTGAGCTTCCTTCTAGTATTTCGTTGAATTTAGCGCTTAGCCCTTTGCTGTATCTAGCCGGCCCTGTTTCAAGGTCTTTGTAAAGCTTATCTAAGAATGGCTTGGGCAATTCTTCACCCATTTTAAGCTCGTTCGTATTAAGCTCGTAGAATTTATCGCCAAACTCTTGCTTGTATAATTTAGCGCTTTCTTGTACCGCGTCCCACGTGCGCTCTACAATCATATCCGGCAGTGCTCTTTCTAACCTAGCTTTGTTTCTAGCTATTGCTTCTGCTTTAGAAGTATTAGCAAATACAATTGAAACCTCGTAGCCGGCTTTGCGCAGGGCATTGATTTTTTTCATTGTAGCGTTATATGAAGCGCCGGTTCCGTCTACAACCATGCTTTCACGGTTGGTCATATACTTTTCCATTTTCGCTTCCGCGGCTTTGCGGGCCGCCGCACCTAGCTTAGCTCTCATCGAGCGCTGCTCTTTAGTGTATTGCTGCTCATTTGCGGGTAAGCCAGCTTGTTCCTTCATTGGTTCTAATGCCAAATCTTGGTTTACAACCTTAAAGCCTCTTCGTCCTAACTTAAGCCCTTTTCCTACATTTGTTTTGCCAGCCCCTGGTCCGCCAACCATGAATACTGCTCTTGGCACAGATCTAGAAAACTTAGCACTACCCGTGTCTTCCATTTGAAGCATTAAATCAAGTGCGGCATTATCAGTAGCCATATTGCTAAATTCAGCCCATTTTTCACCGTATATAGTGCCTTTGTTTTCGCCACCAATTTTTTCCAATGCATACATGTTGTTCATGCCAAAGGTTGTAATATTAAAGTAACGAGACGGCGACATGTCAACGGTAGGGTCAAACTTAAGTGGCATTGTAGATTGAAACTGCAAATTAACGTTTGCGTCCATGTCTGTTGGTATAATAGCTACCGAGTAAGCATCTCTTAACGCGTTTAGGTCAACCTTAGATTTTTTATTCCAAAAGTGATTGGTCAACTGCAACATTATATAGTTAGTCGGTATAATGTGCTCATATCTTACCTCAGCATTTGTTTTGCCAACAAAATAGTATTCTACGTTTGCGGCAGCTTTAAGAAGACTAGCCATGTTGCTGTCAAGACTCTTCATTGTTGCCACCCACAATACAGGATTATTTTGAGCGCGCACAAAAGCTAAAAAGTCTGTTAGCGTTGCCCAAGCTTCCTGAGCCTGCTCTTTTCTTTCATCATATTCGTTGGCAAAATCCTCTTTAGTTTTTGGAACTTTTTTGCCATTAACGGTTTTATATGCTTTTTGCGTAGGTGGTGATTTAAACTCAACAAGCTCACCTTTATAAAACACTTTTGTGCCTTGGACTGTAACCCCTGGTATTAAAGCAATATTATTTTGGTAATAATCTGTTTTATTAGCATAGTATTGTCCCCTTCCCTTGCCGATTTTAGTAGAAGTATAATTATGACCTCCCATCCATTTAAGGATTTTAACAAGACCAGCGGCACCTTCTTTTTCTACTAGCTGAGCGTTATACTCAAGCTCGACAGCTCTTCTTTCTTTTTGGATACTTTCAATATCCATCATAGCCTTAAAGCTGCCAAATATATCCTCTAATACAAGTCCAACCTCGGCAAGCAGGTTAGTTGAAGTCTCAGCCTGCTCGATACCGTTAACAACAAAGTTAGTAAAGTCAACAGCTCCAATTTGATCAGCTTTATCAATAAACTTAGCTACATGCTTGTGACCGTCTTTAGCTATTTTTCTCAACTGATCTTCGGTTAAAGATGTATCGTTGTTATCTATGTATACTTTTATTAGCGCATTGCGCAAACGAGCTTCTGTTACACTTCCGTTGTTTCGCAGCATTGTTAACAGCTCTTCTTGATGCTTACGCAGCTGCTGTGCCTGCGCGGCTGTCATAGAGTATTTAACATTACCGCGCTCAATGTCTCTTGCTACTTCAGTTACATAGTTTGCCGCAAGCTCAACGCCAAGTAGGTCTTGACGCATTTCATATGCTTTGCGGATTTCACTATTCTCGTCTTTAAGAGCTTCATTGATAATATCGAATGATATTTCTTCGGCCATTGCTTTAGCTAAAGACTCTTTTCTACCGCGTATTAGCGAACCATCTTCGTTAAAGAAGTTTGACAAGAAGTCAGCATCGGACATTCTTGTGGCTGCATTAGGCATACGGCGCACAAGTTCAGCACCTGATGTTCTACCGGCGTTGTCCGTAGATACGCTTTCGCGATCGATTTTTTTGCCTTTCCAGTTGCTAGTCCACTGTCCATCTACTTTTTTCTGAACAGCGTTAGGCATTGCGGTCATCAACCATGTGGTGGTCATGTTCTCTAATATTGCAGCCTTATTCCTTAATAAGAATTTACGCAATTGCCCATCTTTCAAACCGCCCATTTCTTTTTTCAAATCAATGTCAGCTTGCTTACCCATGGTCTTACGCAGCTCAGCAATATATGGCTTTACAGTAACATTCTTAGATACCGATTCGTCCATGCGCTTTTTCATTACACGCACGGTTGATAATACTTTCTTTTGAACGTTTTCTAAAGTTTCTTTACTTAGTACACGACGTTGTATTAGGTTTTTATATGTAGGCGCCTCTTTCTTAGACTCGGTAGGAGCTTGATCAAACTCTTGTGTTTCTGTAGTTTCTTTTTCAAGTACCTCAAGCGCATTTGTTGAAAGCTGATTAAGGTACATTGGAGAAGCACTATTTCTGTCTTTCTTAAGTACATCTAGAATGGTAAACCTAACAAGACCGTTAATATAGCCATATAAGGTTCCCTTGCCGTTCCAGGGGCTCTTTCTTAATCTTTCTAACGTACCAACAAGCACCTCAGAAATAAAGTCCATTTTGGAGTCCGAATCGAATCTAGCAGCAAGGTTGTTTACTTGTGCTTCAATAATGCCGTAAAGCTCGCCTTCAACCATGCGGTTTCCAATTGCTTGCTCCGGTGTTAACTTGCCAAACGCTTCTTTTATTTTATCAAGTCTAGCTACAGATCTACTTTTTCTTTTTCTGTTATCCGGCTCGTTATCTTCTTCATAAGCTTTACCAAATAGGTTTAAAAGCTCAGATGTTTTAGCACCTCTATTTCGATTAGCATATCTAGCTATGAAAGCATATGTTTGTCGCCCGTCTTTAAGGCTTAGTCTGTCAGTCTTAGATGCTCTATTAAAAAGATCGTTAAAGAAAGTTTTCAAGCGCATCATGGTGGGCATGTCTAATTTACCACCTTCCGAAATATAGTCGGACAATGCGTTCATCGCCTCTTCGTAATAAGCCCCATCACCTTGATACGAGGTTTCCAGCCTAGCCATTACATAAGCGTGTGCTTCAGGAGAGTTTTGCTCCATCCATTCAAGAAGCTTTTTTCCCGCGGCGTTTTCATTACCCTTGCCTAATCTATTTGTAGATATAGCGTGCAACAGCTCATGTGAGTATACACCGATTCGACCGTTCAATGCAGCCGCATCGGCGTTTACATATATTTTGCCGTTAACATATTGAGCCTCGCTTTCTTTGCCAAATTTAGCGGTATATTCAGCATCTGTCATTTCTACAAAAGAAATGTTCATGCCCATTGCCTTAGCTAATTCCTGGGCACTTTTTTTGTCTTTCGCTATTTGGTTCGTGTTTTCCGATGCGTAAAACTGTATGGCGGCTTCATTTTCAATAGCTTCCTTAGTAAGCTCCGCGCCGCGCTGTTCTAGTACTGCCGCTGCCTTTTTCTTGTAATTATTTTTTGCAACTTCGCTCAGGTTTTTAAATCTACGTGCAGAATTAATAAATTTAGCATCCGCTTGATTTTGCAACATAACCTCTAAAGCTGCTCTTCCTGCAAAACCAACTTGTGTAGCTGCATTTTGTAATATAGGATCAGCACCCCGCATATTGCCGCCTATAATAGCGTCTCTTTCTTCAGCAAGCTTATTAAATTCAGCTTCCATTTCTTTTATAGCGGCCATCATACCCGCTCCTTGCGCACGTCCAGAGCGAGCGGCCTTCATTAGGCGCTCGTTAAGGCGGCGCATGCGCACATTTCTTTTGCCAATTTCAATAGCATCCTCCGCAGTAAGGGTAGATCCAACTCTACCGACCGCTGCCATTTTAGCAAAATCAGCCTCAGACTGTATTTCCTCAACAAGCGTTGCTACCTCCTGCGTCATTGGCATTTGGTTTAGCCTTGGATCAAATATATTGTTAAGGTCTTTAAGGCCGGTAAGCTCCTGCAGTTTTTTAACTTTATTTGCGTAGTCTCTTTGCTCTTTAGCGGTCATTAGCTCAAACGCCATCATATCATAAGCCGCCGGGGCAGAACCTTTTATTTCCATCGCACCCCCTACAAGCGCACCGCCGTATATAGCTTCGCCTACACCTTCAAAAATATTATTGTTTTCTCCTAGTATAAGGTTTTTAGAAACATTGTTAACAAATTCTGTAGCTCCTTCAGAAAGACCTTCTTGAACCATTGACTTACCTATAGCAACATGTATTTTAGGCTTTAATGGGTTAACTGCTCTATTTACACCTTTAACAATAAAGTATTTTGAAGCTCCTTCAAATGCTACCTCGGCAATGCCCGATACAACTTGTCTTCCAAGTTTTTGAGAATCCGTTAAATTTAAAATTCTTTCTTGGTCTTTAATTTCCTCCTTTAAAAGCGAAAGAGAATAAGGGTCTAACTCGTCCTCGCCACTTTCGTGTTTTTCTAATCTTAACAAATTAGCCTCAAGCCCTTTTGCAGCGTAGTAGTCGTTCTTTAAGTTTTCTATTCGAGCACCCCCGTAGCCGCTTGCAAAAAACAAAGGCATCGCCGCCGCCCCTGTATATGCCATTGCCACCGATGGCGCAGCTTGTACAACAGTCCTAGCTGCAAAATTAGTAAAGTCTCCAATGCTGTTAAAGGACTGGTCCATGGTAGGACCCTGAGCTAGCATTTCTCTAGCTATATCTGTTTCTATAGAGCGTTCTAAAAGCTTTTGATCGTGTCTTTCACCTACATACGCTGCCAATGCTTTTCTTTGGTCTGGAGTAAGACTAGATAATACCCCGCCAACACCCTGTAGACCCATTCCTTGCCCACTCTCTATTGAAGAAACTACAACGTCGCCTATAAAGCCTTCTAGGCTATTAATAGTCTCTCGACCAGCTACACCTAACAAACCAAGCAAAGAATAATCTTTGTTAAAATCTTTAATAGCCGCTAATAAATCCTTTGTTTGCTTTGAGTCAACGGATTCTATAAAGTCTTCAAATTCGTCTTTGGTTGTATTGTATTCTAGTATCCTGGCTTGTATTGCATCGTAACCCTCTTGTGTTGGATTTATTTTAAAAGCTTCAATTTGATTATTAATATCGTCAACCATAGCGTTAATTGAAGCCGCTTCTTTTTCAGAATTTTTTATTCTGTAATCAAGCTCAGCACCTTTTTTACTTACGAGCGCTTTAACTATTTCTTGCTGCTCACCGTCAAGACTTGTTACGTAATTTTCACCAGCTAAATTAAGGTCTGCAGCCTGTCTTTCTAATCTTTGCGTTTCAATTTCTTCATCTGTTGGTGCAAAAACGCCTGTTTCTTTCCACTCCTCGTATTTTTGACGAAAATAATCGCCGCGTTTGTCTAAAAGATCTTCCGCATTAAGCTTGGCTTTTCCAGGGCCGTCTTGTAGTTCCTCTATTCTTTGGAACTCTTTTAATGTGTTGCTTGTATAATCCTCTTCCCAGGTATCTTCATCAATTCTAACAGCATCTCTAGCGTTGTAATATCCCTGTAATACCTCTGTGTTTTCAGCCTCCATCTGATTAGCATAGTTCAGATCACCATTTTCAGTAATGAAGTCATTAAACATTTTTAATGCATTATCTCTAAAGCTTTTTGAACCTATAAAAGATCCGGTTCTTTTTCCGCTTTTTGATCGTAAATCAATCGCGTCTAACCCTGGGAATGCTTCGTCAATTTCAATACCGATAGCAGCCATTCTAGACTGCAAGCGAGCTTTTACTTCTTCTTCGCTTCCTTCTAGATCTTCTGGCGTTAAAAGATACGCTTCAATTCCGGGTGACCCCAAAGAAGTACCGCCCGAACTGGATTCCCCAGCGGGCGTTTGGTTTGAGCTCGCCGATGGGGTCGTTCCCGCCGAGCCGTTCTGCTTTCCCTCTTTAAGAGTAAAGCCGTTATTTTTAGCAAGCTCTTCAACCGAAATGCCTTCGATTTCGGCCCATTCTTGCATATATTGCAAGCTAAAATCTTCAGTACCGTCAGTGTACATATATTAAATTTTTATTTATTTTTGGCCAGTAGCATTTGCGTACCAATCTCTAGAGTCTTCTATAGCGTTTACACCTCCATCAGCATTGCGCTGAGGTTTAAATGTGCCGCTTGATCCGCTTCTTGCAAAAACAACCCATTTACCCGGTGCATTTGAGCCGGCTGGGTTTGGTACATATCTAAGCTGAACATTAGCTTTGCCCGGTACATTAACAATTGTATTTTCGGTATTGCCGCTAGATGCAGCCCACTCAATCTCACGCATTTGCAAATAAGCTGCGTCGAGGTCATCTGAGTTTTTAAACACTCCGCCGGTACCGTCATATATATTTTCGTTAGAAGCACCTCCGCCGCCGCCGCTTCCACCTCTTCCACCACGGCCACCACGACCGCCTCTTGGAGATGTTCTTTGTCGTTCTTTTTCAGCAAAGCCTTCATCAGCGACCTGAATAAGCGCGTCCATAATGGCGTCTTTTACCTGCATACGTGTACCAGCCACGTCATTCGGATCGTAAGCGATATTGCTAAGGTCAATACCATGCCCTGCAAAATCGCCGGATAATATAGACTTAATGCTTCTAGGGTCTGCAAGCATAGCTTCTACTTGCGTGCCTAATAACTGTATTTTAGTGCTATTGAGCTTTTGACCGCTAGTGTAAAGCTGGTTTGTAGTTTCAAGCAATGCATTCATGGTTTTGTAGTCCTTTAGCATTGGCTCTTTATAGTCCTTATATAATTGCGTTTGGCCGTTAACTTCAAATTGAAGATGACCACCCTTGCCTACAGAAAACATTGCAGGCACCTCAGGATCTAATCCGTATAACGATGCTGCCATTTGAATCTCATCGCCGCTTGCGGCGTTAGAATACAAATCAGCTTGATGCGTTTCTGCATAACCGTTTTTGGCTTCTCTATATGTTTTAAGTTCTTCAGCTAAAGTAACAAAACTACGATTAACACCGTTCATGATGTCTACGTAGTATTGGTATTCAGGAGATGAAGCATCGTCGATTTTAGCAATTTCATTAGCAGCGTGAGCGTAAGCGCTTCGCTCAGACATTAAAAATCCACGCAGTGCATTTTCCTGTTCCGCTGTTAGCCCGTCTAAATCAACATTAGACTTCATATTTTCTATGTAGCCGTTTACTCTAGATTTAGTAGCCTCCTTGCGCTCTTTTTCTTTTATATAAAAGTTTTCGCCCTGCCCTGGATTTGCGGATTTAATGGCTTCCGCGTAGTTAACAAAGCCTTGTGACTTTGCTACTAAGCCTGCACCTTGTATTAAGGACGCTGAAGCGGATTGTCGTTGTCTTTTAGCCATGTTATTTATCCTTTAAACAGGTTGCCTGTTGCACCAGCTACGCCCTCACCTGCTGCCGCCATCGCACCTTGGGCTGCGTTAGCTGGGTTAGCTTTTAAGAAAGCGCCCGCTACTTGACCCACACCGCCTACTAATGCTTGAGTGGCTTCTTGTCTTGCAATATTTGCTGCAGCCAATCGCTGTTGGCTCATTCCTAATTCCGTTTCGTATTGTTCGCGCTTCATTTGGCGTGATAGCATATCGCCCTCGCGTTCCATAGATTGAAGCTGTCCAGCCATCTGCGCTTGTGCTTTCTGATTACCCGCTTCTTGACGAGCGATATCAGCGGAAGCTGCTTGTGCGTTTTGAGATTGTTGATTCGCCATGGCTTGCGCAAGGGCTGCAATACCAGACCCACCAGCCGCACCTTGCATGGCTTGCATAGTGTTAGCCATACCCTGGGCTTGCTGCTGAGCTGTAAAATCTGCTGCCTGCGTATTTACCGTAAGGTCTTCATAGACGTTTTCCATATTCGCATATGGATTAGATAGGTCTTGATTCTGGTAACGAGCCATGTTCATATCAAACTGCTGTTGTGCCGCAGCTTGCTCTGCTTTTCTTCGCTTATGCCCGATAATGCCAGATGCAATACCTACACCGCCTTGAATTACACTATCTATTAACATTTTTATTCTATTAGTTATAAGTTATTATTACGTATTATTCGCTGCTGATAAATATTTCAGAGTTAACCGCAAAGAGCTCTTTTTTCTCCCCACTGCTAGTTTCCATCTTAGTAGAAGCATAGTAGCCAATGATGCCAGAAGTATTCTTCTCAGTGTCCTTGACAAAGAAAACAAAGTCTAAAGTAGAGGGGTCATGTTCGCCGGTCCAGTCTACAGTAACCGTGTTTCCAGAAATAACCAAGCATGTGCCTACAATTTTAGTTGCATTTGCGTCACTAGTATCTCTAAAGTACACTTTATCGCCCTTTTGAAGTGACACATTTATAGACGGGAACACAAGGTCATATACCTGATATTGTGTGCCGTCTATAAGCCTATTGTCATCTGTTGATGAAGTTGGGAAACCTAAGCCTTGTATAGCAAATTCCGCCGTGTCCATGTCGTTAATCGTGGTGGCCAAACCTTTAATATAGTTAAAGTAAAGGTTTTCTTTCTTCTTCCAAGCTTCAACTTCACCGTCTTGTTGGTCTGTATCAACAAACGCAACCCAACCTGCATCACCTTCATAAGAAAGCGTTTTGAAGTTTTTAATGCTTGACGGTGCGTCGTTAAACAAAGGTGTAATGCTTGTTTTTTCTTGAGTACCGTAGAAGTTTGAACGAGTTGAATTAGAATGCTCCCACATCTCGCCATCTTTAAACGTGTAAAACTCATTATTTAAAGAAAGCGATGCTTCAGGATAAAAGCTTAAGCGAGAAACCCAACCATCAGCTTTTTCTTTGAATATAGTACTTTCGTCATCAATAGCTAATACGTAGCCGCCGTTGCGATCATCGTAGCCCCCGAGTGCTTTTGATGCTATTTTTAGCTTATCAGTAAAGTAATCAGACATGCCTTTATCAGCAATCTCCGTAATACCGTCTCTAGATAGTCTAATTACAGTTCCTCTTGCTTTGTCTGTAAAGTAAGCTCTGAAACCATACGATGCAAACGATTCGGGGTTTTTGGATATACCAAACTCTCCCGCGTACGGTATCGCTTGTCCAAGCACATTGTTATTAGAAGTGACGTTGGCGTTTCCATCTGCGTTATATAATGCGTCTTTATTGGCTAGAACACGGAATATTTTGTCCTCTAGCATTGTTACTAAATCACCATCTCTAGCGTGCAATTTCTGAATTGTACCATAGGACGGGTTAAAATCTTTTGTAATGTTCTCTGCTATCAAGAACTGATTCAAATCGTTTATACCGCTAATAGAGTTAAACAAACCTGAGAATATCATGCTTGATCCCTTACGCTCTTCTTTGTACTGCGTTTCTATAATAGACGACGCTTTTGTACCCTTGTCAATTGTAGGTGCATTAAAGTCATCGCGTATACGGTTTGATTCAACACCATTACCAAAGCTGTAGCAGTTAAAGTAATCTAGTGTTTGAGTCGAGCTGTGATTGGCTATTGGAATAGCCTTGGATGCTTCGTAATAAATATCAATATCTATAGCCTCAGCAGGCTCCGTTTCAAAAATCGCAGGGTTGCCGCTAGAAAGAACGGTATTATTGCTCGTAAGTATTCGATCCCAATCTGTTGCTCTTTCAAATATTTCAAAGTTATAGGTATCAGCGGTAGGGTTGCCGGTTGTCCAGTCATTTGGATCGTTAATAAGGTCCTCTGTAAAAACAATACGCTTAAATATATTAACATCCTCTGCACTTAAGCTCCCAGCTGAAGCTGAGGAACCCGGCCTTTGGCTAACTGTAGTTGTTACGGATTCTATTTTATAATAATGGCCGGCGCCATCGTTAACAAATTTAATAAAATTACCAGCTTTTAAACCACTATCAAACCATGGTTGCCCGGTAGGAGCCGCTGCAGACGCCGGCGACGTGTCTAAGTTGCCATTGCTATCAACCCCGTCTCCAAAAGGCGCATAATAAACATAAAAATCGTCACTGCCCTCCGCTGGAGTATACAAACTGGCTGTTGTGCCGTATTCCGCAAATGAATAAGATGCAGGCTCTGCAAAGCCATCATCAGGATCGTCGCCATGAGTTAGTTCAGATACGTTTGAATTATATATTTTATCATACGCGGGATCTAACTGAACAAGATTATTTATAATATGCTCGTCAAAAGCGGGGTTTCTTTTAATCTTAGCAAAGAATTTTCCTTTGTATTCTTTTTTAAATACACTTTTGTATTGATAAAGCTGACACATAAACTCATCATTCTGAGCTAAATCAAACAAAAATCCAGCATCATCACCAAACCCTTCTTCTAAGTATATTTCATACTCACCATAACCAACGGCAGTTGAACCATTATTTATAATTATTGTTTTTCCGGTATACCCGCCTTCTTTAATTTTGTAATAATCACTTCCGCTTTCCCCAGCTTTCCATACTCTTAAATATATATCTTCAGTAAATGCTTCAAAAAAGTTCTTATTACTTTCCCAATCTTTAACCGCAACAGCGGGGGAAGGCAATGCCTCTTCTCTAATTGGACCTGCAAATTTAATGTATTTCCAGCCTTTTTCGGGTCTTGAGTTTCTTATTTTTACATTATGTTGCGCAACCTGAACACGTTCTTGAACAATATCGTCTGGAGCTTCATTAGAAATATCTAATACTTTAAAGCGCGCTTCTTCATCAATAGCATTATTAGTGTCGTGCTCTTTTTTAAGCACTAAAAATCCACCTTCTCTAAGTTTGTTTCTTTCGGCAGAAGGGAAGGATAGCCATACGTTCCCATCGTCGGAAGCATAAAATCTATCTAATGCCATATTATAATATTCATTAGAAATATCTTTAATGAATATTTTAAAATAATCCGCAAAAGCAGGTGCGGCTGTAGATATAGTCGTGCTTAGAGAAACTTTGTTTTTTGCATTTGATTTTGGCAAGGTAATAGCGCCGGTGTCGCATGTAAAAACAGGTGTTTCACGCCCGTATTTATCACCATAAACTACGCCTAGCTGATACGTTCTCATCGATTTTATAGACTCCTTAGGATTGCCTATATCGCCATGTGCGGCCGCTGTTTTTGAAACCGTAAATGTTGGAGAAATATCTACATCGCCGCTGGTCTTTAAATTAAAGTTTTGTAGGTAATTACCGTAAACTAATCTATTGCCAATAAGCTCTTGCGCTAATGCCCTCCGAGGTACATTATCCCACGGCCTAAGTATTTGATTAGCCGGCAATATATTACCAATAAGCTCTGTCGTAATTTCATATTCGCTAAGAGACGTGGGGATATCATCTACTTTATATACCGCCGCCGAATTTGCTTTTTTAAACAAAATTTCAATACGTTCTACATCTGCCGTAATATCATCGTCTAAGTCCTCTAATGTAAGTTTTCTAAGATTATTAGACATACCTATATTATGAGCTTGCGCGGAATTATATCCGAAAGAATTGCCAATAAATGCAACTTTAGAAAACGGCGAGAATGTTGAGTATTGGCCGTCTTTATATTTCCATCTATAAGCAAATCTAACAAACTCAAATTCAAACATAGGAGGGTCTTCCTCTCTGATAGCGGACCATGTGTACGAAAAACTTAAAAGATTGGCGGATATGCTTATAATATTTGCCGTAACGTTACTACCTTGTATTGCGGTAACTTGAATTCTTACTCTAAATTCGTCCTCAAAGTTATTGTCGTTTGTTTTACTAGCGTCTAAAGAAATAGTGTCGCCAACAATCCAGTTTGGCGCCGCGCTAAATGTAAGAGTAACACTGTCTCCGGCTTCTAAAAACGGGCTTCTAAAATTTTTATTTACGGTTACGGGGTTAATACCTAATCCTACCGTACTGCCGCTTCTGCGGGTCGGGCGCATGTTTAGTGTTGGCGGATTACGCGGTCCTTTCTTAATAACAGTTATATCGTCTGCAACAAAAGACCTGCCGTAAACAGTTGTGTGTGTATTAAGCGTAGCGCCGCTTTGTGCAGACCCAGCTTTAAACGTTTCAATGTTTATAATTCTAGGCTCGTTTAAATTATCGGTCCATGCCAATAACCCTTCAAAAACATTAATACCGGTTATATAATAATCAGTGCTAAAGTTTAGCTCGCTACCTGTATCGACTAGAATTGGCGCAATAATGCCCGTGCTTTGGTCGTACTCCATAATAGCATCAACGCTGCTACTTGTTATAAACCAATATATTTTTTCGTTTTGAGAGTCTGCAATTGCACCAATACATTCAGCACTATTGCCAAGCCCAAAATTAGAGTTCCAAGTTGCGTTACCTGATGTTCTTTTGTTTATTAGCGTATTACCTAATATGTTCTCAACAGCGCCGACGTCTGAACCTTCCGATGTAGATATCTGGATATTCAAAGCGTCACGATATTGGCCGTTGGGCACAAGTCTCTCATCGAGATCCTTGTTCATCTTGCCCTGGACAAAATTGTGCTTTAACTTTGGCATGTATTAGTGTTTAATCCATTTAGACTGATTTCTCATTACCTGTGCAAGTTCCTCAATTTTAAGGTTTGACATGCGTAGCTTTGCAGTTCTTTTGGCTGCGAACGCTTCTTTCTTAAAGCGCGCTACTAGGTATTCTTGAGTATTAGCTCTTGTCGCCAGAATAGCGTGAGCAATATATTTGTACATAGCTTCTTCGGCAAACTTGTGCACTCGCATTTCTTCGTCTGTGCCAAGGCTGTCGCTAATGTATTTTAGAGTTATAACTTTGTTAACAAGGTTTGAACTAAAGTGCGCAATACCTTTTAGGCTATCAATATAAAATATACCGTTAGCTTGTGATCTTTCTGGGTCTAAACCGTATCTACGCCCAAATCGATATAAGTTAAACAGCTCAGATGTGCTGAGGTCTAGTTTTTTACCGCTTGCTGACGCTGCATTCGCGCCTTCAAAGTTTTTAAGCGTTTCGGATTTATCTGCATAGAGGAGATCGCCCGCACCGCTAAACGTATATTCGTAATCGGAATCTTGTGTGATTGCGCTTGGATTGCTTGTATCTCGCGTAGGGTAAATAATGTGTTCACCCCCGTCATCATCCGTCCATGAAAATCTAACATAGTTAACATAATCTTGAGGCAGAATCATTTCTAATGCTGGCCCTAATTCTATTTCTATTGCTTTTTCTGAAGGAAGTGTGTCAAACGAGAATTCTTGTAAAGCACGCTGAGCATGAAATGCAACATCGGTTCGTTTGATTTTAGAAATAATTTTATCTTCGCCCACATAAGCAATAATGAAATTGTTTATAATATCTTTTAGGGTAATAAACTGGTAATCACCGTAATTTTCATCGCCACTATTCCAGCTGTTATCCGCACCCTGGTAATAGGCTTTTTGCGTTTCGTTTATTAGTCCCATTTATTAAGCTTTTTCTTGTTGAGTGTTTTGAACTTCCATTTGGTTACCAACTTGGTAAACTTGAAGTTCTTTAATAGAAAGCCCGGCTAGCTGTAGTATTTTATATACAAGCTCTGTTTCTTCAGAAATATGTAATTCAAAGTCAACTTTATTGTTTACATCATAAAGTGCTCGACCTGCAATTTCTTGGTAAGCCCAGTCTACCTTTGCCGGCTTTTTAATATAATTACACGATACGCCCGTAGTTAATTCGGAAGTTCCATAGACTTTATAACCATTATTGCTAGCAACAAAGATTGGTCTATCGTTTGTGGGTTTTGTAAGCGGAGATGCATTAATATATAGGTATTCATTTGCGTTTATTCTTTCTGCTTCAATGCTATTATAGATAATTGTGCCCATGCGATACAAATCGCTGGGTTCGCTCCAGTAGCCATTTGAATACGTCATGCTTGCGTTCTTTTCAAAGATATTGATCTTTTCATTTAGAATGTTAAGCATGTCTGAATACTCAGTATCGTTGCCGTGCAATCGGCCGAACTGGTTAATGTCGTAGAAGTATTGCTCAAAGATGTCCATCTGTGCTTGGTTAGCAAACAAATTGAATTCTTGAGGTGTTACATACCCACGTTGTTCTTTGTTAAGGATAGCTAATACTCTTTGGTATACTGTATCTACGCTTACTGCCATTTTTTATTTATTTATCTATATTATGTAATTAGGCCGCCTGTTACAGCAGCCTAATCACAAAAAGTATGTATTATAGCTGTTTCTCTACGGCTCGTAATACCTCCATGCCCTCATCTGTTTTAAAGTAAGCAGCAAGAGCTGAGTATGGGTGTTCATTAAATGGTACTGTCAGCAATTTTCGCCCGTTACTTCCAAACGTAAAGGTTCGCTGATCTTGTGATAACACAATAATTCCCATTTCTGTTGCTCGAATACCAATGTTTCTCAACATTACGTTATCGTCATTCGCTAAGTCTAAGAACAAATTAGGTTGACGACGAGCAAATATAAGTAAATCGCGTTTGAGCTCCTTAGAAGAGGCCTCAGATACCGATTTTGAGCCATATTGAGCTCTTAGGATTGCTTCAGCCTCATCTACATCCATAGATTTAGCAATTGTCATTGCTTCAAGTTCTAGCTCAATCCAGCCGGTTTCGTTTTCAGCGATCTGTTCTGGCTTATATTCCATTATACGTCCATCAAGAGTATATGGGTGGTATAAAGACAATAGCTTTTGAAGGGCTACATTTTCTTTTGGTACACGAAGAATACCATCTCTAAATACAATACGCCCCAATGTTGCCGTTCCTTCTTGTTCGTCTACAAAAGGCGAAGCCTGATTTGTGGCATATCGTAATTCACGCTGATACCCTACTTCTTTATCAAAATACAAAAGAGGGGTGCGTGCGGAATGCACGGTTGGTACAGTATACACTAGAGGCTTGCGCCCTGAGGTAATTTCGTATAAACGATCTTTATATTCCCAAGTGTCTTGAGGTGGTGCAGGTGCACTTACAGGTGCAGCTACTGTTTGTTCAACAACCGCTGGTGCGGGTGTAGTTTTTGGTGCAGCTTTTTTAGCTACAGGTTTTTTAGCTTGTGCCATGATATAATAAAATTAAATAAGGTAATAATTACCCCCGGCCGAAGCCGAGGGTAATATTATATTAACTCAGACTATGCTTGAGTTTTCTTCAACAATACGAAGTTGTTAGCAGCTTGAACACAAAGTGCGCGCTCAGAAAGGAAGTGTACGTTCATTTCATCAGCGTCGCTTGTGTAGTTACCACCTACAGAACCAGTCACCCAAGACTTCATGCGGCGATCTTCTGCTTCAGAAGCGCGGTAACGCACGTGCAAGAATGGACGAGAAATGTTCTGACCCAACACTTGGTCGTATACTGTAGAAGTACCTGCAGGAACAATAACACCCTCGATGTCAGCAATGCTACCACGAGTTGTAGAGTCGTTCAAGTATTTCCAGTCAGTTTTGTAGAAGTCGTAAGAACCGCGGCGGAAACCAGAGAATCCTAGGTTCAAAGCCATATCTTCAGAGTTTTCAAACACACCGTAAGATGTACCGCCGCTACCGTAGTTGTTAGCGCGTGCAAGCATGTTATCAACATCCAAAGCAGTGCGACGATCCAAGAACATCATGTTCTCTTCGATAGCACCTTGCTTATCCAATTCCTGAAGGATAACGTCAAAGTCACCCAAACCAGTCAAACCGGTAGTGTTGTTAAAGTCTTGGTCGTTAAATACCAAACCGCGAGACTCTAGAGCGGCAAACAAACCTTCAGATCCTTCAATCTTAGCAGTGTTACCAAATCCAGAACCTTGGTTGATAGTGGTTACAGCTTTTTCAGCTTCAACCATGCTCATTTCCAAGTAGTCTTCGAAACGTAGACGAGACTCGTGCTCAGACTTCAAGTACCACAAGTATCCAGAAGTACCAGCTTCAGTAGTTACTTCAACCCAACCGATTTGAGCAACATCAGAACCTTTCACGTTGTACTTGTCGCGCAAGATGATTGGTTTGTTGTCAAAAGTTGTGAAAGAAGCATCGATAGAATTACCAGCACCGCTTGATCCTTTAGTGTACTCAGAACCGTAAACGAATAGTTTAGCGTCAGTAGCTGAATCGAAAGAATCGTCCAAGTTACCATCTGCAGTGTCGTAAACAGCGATGTTTACAGTTTGACCAGATACAGAAGTAACGTATGCTTTGTGTGTAACGTATCCTTTAGATACCACCAAAGTCATACCTGCGCCAATCAAGTGGCCAGAAGGCAAAGTAAGTGCATCACCATCAGCATCAACAGTTACGTTGTCGTATGCGATGTGTAGACGTCCTTGCTCTTGCCATACCACGCGGTCAGAAGCCATAGGCATTTCTGCACCAACCATGCGCAAGAATCCAGAGATAGTACGGTTACCGAAGCGCTCAACTTCTTTTTCGTATACCTCAGGAAGGAATTGTTGTGTAAAGTCCATGTCAGCCACAGACAAATAGTTGTCACCAAACAAGCCCTTAACAGGACGTGGAGTTAGGTGAGCTAAGTTAGCCAAAGTACTTGGCGACGTTGCAAAACTCATTGTTTAATTATTTTTTAATGAATTATTTTTTAAACTTAACCTTGAGTTTAGAAGTGCTTTCACCGTCGTTTACCGCTCTGATGGTCCACCCGTTTGCAGTCGTAACTTTCTCATGAGTCCCTCTCGGATTCATATTGACGTTCTTCGTGCGAGCCATACTGTCTTTCATTGCATCGGCTTTGCCTTGCTCATAAAAGTGTTGAGCGACTTGGTCGGCGTTCATGGCGGTGAACAATGATTTGTGGTAACCTTTAGCGTCTGACATTTCATTATTTTCGTTCAAGAACTTCTTGACAAAGTTATTAATGTCGCTTTGGGTACTTTTAACCTGCTCAGCGTCTTTAACTTTAAAACGATAGGTTTTGTCTCCGACTTTGTAATCAAACCCTTGAAAACTTTTATCGAATACTTTATCGCTTTCCATTTTAAAACGCTTTGCTTGACGTTCAGCCATGGCAGCAGTTTCTGCACTCTCTTTATTATAGCGATTAAAAAATTCAATCGCTTTTTGCTGTTCGGGGTTCAAGCGAGAACCCGCTTTAATTTCTTCGTAATATTTAGACTTCATGCCCTCAAGGTGGCTTTGCGCATTTGCAAGCGCTTGTTTTCGCTCAACCTTTTTACGGCGGATTTCACGTTCGTCGTCAATGTCCTCTTCGTAAGAAAACTTGTCTTCAAGCATGAAATCAATATCCTCTTTGTCTAAATGTGGATTAGTAGCCTGATAGTATTCGCGAAGTAGCTGGTCTTCGTTTAGCTGACTATAATCCGTGTTAAGGCGTACATAGTCTTCTAGCGTGCCGCCTGTGTCATTCATAAAGTCCACAACTTTTTGAATGTTTTCTGGAAGGTCGACACCTGATTGTGCTGCTTCTTCTACAGCTTCCGCTACTTCATCTTGTAGCTGCTCTGTAGCCTGCTCAACTTGCTCTTCGGTAATTTCCTGTAATACAGGTTCTTCTACCTCTTGTACTTCTGCAATGGGCTGTTCATCTTGAACGGGGATTTCTTCTCCGGCAGATTCTGTAACTGGCTCTTCGACGTTTTCGACTGGTACTTCTTCGCTAACTGCGGGTTCGTCGCGTACAGGAACCTCATCTGCGCTTTGCTCTTGAACGGCATTTGCTCTTAGGTCTACTTTAATAGTTCCATCATCACCCGTTGATACAGGTGATGTGTCCTTAGTTTCTTCACTCATGATATAATATTATAAAATTGTACAAATATATTATTACTTAGGTTCAAAGGTTCCTAAACCAAAACCACCGCCTAAGATGTCGTTACCCCCTGATTCAAAACGTTTTGGGGGCGTTTGTTTTTGTCTTTGTTCGATAAGTTCGCTCTGCTGCGATGCTTGTATTTTAGTTCTTTCGTCTTTGCGATCTTCTGTTTCTTTGATCTTAGACTTAGCCGCGTCAACTTCAATGCCCTTGAGCTGCATGTTATATTGGAACTCAAGCTGCATTAACTGCATTTTAGCCTGAACCTCCTTATCTATGCGCTGTTGCTCGATTTGACCCTTAAGCTGCTCAAGCTGCGCTTTTGTTTGGAATGCTGCTTGATCTTTTTGCATTTCTGCCTGCGCTGCAACCTGTTGTGCCTGTGCATTTGCTTGTGCTTGCGCCTGCATGTTTTGTTGCTGCATCGCTTGATCGCGCTCGCCTTTTTTCTTGCGGCGTAGCTTTAACAATTGGTTAGCAAGCTTTAAATTTCTTACTTCGCGAATATCAATGGCATCATCTAAATCAATAAGACCAGCTGAAAGTGCTGTTTGTATATTGTTTTCTAATAATGCTTTTTCTTCTTCGTCTGGCGCAAGTTCTAATACAATGCCAAAATCGTGCAGGTGTAAATCTTCAAGTTCACCTAGTGTGGCTACATTGTGCCCACCAATCTTTTGTATAAACGCCTCACGCGCAGGATCAAATTCAATAATATCGGAAATACGCAAAGATAAACATTCCGCGGTTTCCGCCGTTAAGAACAAACCGGCATCAAGAATATGGCGTGTAGCTGTATTTGAATTTGCCGCCGCAAGCTTTTGTACGCCCACTAATGTTCTTGAGTCAGGCATGGAACCATCGCGCGCTTCATTTAGACCCGTTACGTCGCGAATCATTTGCAGATAGTAGTTATATGTCTGAATAAGTGTCTGTAGCTTTTGACCACCAGCGCCTGTTTGCAATGGCTGAATTGGCACTTTGCCTGGATTCATATCGCCCTCGCTGGTAAATGAACGCCCAATAACAGAACCCGTTTGGAAGAACATATTAAGTGCCTCCTGTGGGTTGTAGTTTGTGCCGTTACCTAAATCAATTTCAGCAAGACCGTCAGCATCCATATAAACACCGTCTGGCATCATCTTGCTTAACACCTGCTGCATTTTAAGGTGCGTGATTTGAATCATGTCTGCAAAACCGGTACAACGGCTTACAATAGATTCAATTCTACCTTTATACATACGCGGTGCTACAATGCTATAGTTCATTTTAACTTTAGCATAATCGCTTTTTGGGCGCATCATGTTTTTAGCCATCTCCCACTGTAGCAAAATGTCGGTACCTAAAATATGCACACCTTCGTATAATACTTCTAACGACCGCGCCATTTTACCGTACTGACCCTCCATAACTTCAACAGGTGGATCAAACTGATCATCGCGTACAATAATTTTAGAAGCGCCTGTAGACGTCTCTTTAACTTTGTACACTTCGTTCATGTATGTTTTGTAATTAAAATACAACACTTGAACAACGTTATGATCGCGCACGTCATAGTTAGTTAACGATTGATCGTAACCAGCGCTATAATTTTTAGTTCCCTGCTGTTGTACTTTCTTTAATTCCGCTTCGTCTAAACTAGGGAATTGCTTTTTTAATTCATTTAGTGGCACAAACTTAACCTCGCCAACATAATATATGTCGTCAAAATAAGGCGACTCGCTATACGAATGTACCAAATAAGCTGGATCAACATACTCGACTTTAACACCTTCCGCTTGTGTAAAGCTGTTTTTAACTGCAGCAATACCTAAAGTTGTTAAGTCGTAATATAAACGCTTTTTGGTTAAACCATAATTGTTACCGTCAAGCAATGTATTAATCGCTGTTTCTTCTGCAATTTCAACACCTTGCTTATAGCTTAGCTGCATGTGCAACTCAAGCTCTTCTTTTGAATCAGGCAATTGTTCAGGATTATTTTCGAACAAATTCATGCCAAACTCTTTTTGCGCAAATTCGTTTAGTTCCTTAGTTTGCAAGTCACGAATAATAGACTCCATATATTTCGTGCGCTTACTTACGCCGTATGGGTCTTGTGAATACGCTTTTAGGTCAAACGATCTTTCTGCAATACCGTTAACCACAATGTCTACAAACTTAGACAAGATAGGTACCGGTTTCCAATCCAGGTTTAAATAAGATAAGTCACCGTTTACCGATAGCTCATCTTTATATTTTTGTATGCTTTGCTCTCCTCTCGCGTACAACCTTAAATTATGAAATGTATTTTGGTTGCTTCTATATCGAGACGTGCCAGAATTGCTAGAGAACCATTCGTTTTGAATAGCCCTTGCGACCTTAAGCCCGTAGTCGTAAGACATTTTCTCAGCGTCACTTACGACCTGGCTAGGAAAAGCACTGTTTATAACTGAGTTAGCCATAAATTATTTTATTATTTCTGAAGTAAACCCGTTTTGGCGGTATCTCGCTATATTGAGATTCAATTTTGTTCTTTCTAATTTGGCAACAGGTCTATATAATTCTTTATTACACGCCATAATAGCTAGCCCCGAGCTAATCGATGCATCGTATTTAGTACGATTATTAATATTAAATTTTGACCAGTCATTTAATGTATCGTTAAAATACATATTGCCATACTCGTTTTCTGCATTTAAACCAACGTACTTATCTATGTACATTTCAATTGCAGCAGCATGAGCTTGCTTCATATCTTCACTGGAGTTTGGAATACCCCCAATTTCTTTTTCTGTTACAGATAGTTTATTCCACAGTCTGTCAGGGCGGTTCATTGAGTAACCCCTATAACCTCTGCGCTTAAAATGATAAAGCAGCCTAGGTTTGTTATTCTCTGCTAATATCGGCATACCATAAAACACACAAGCCATCAGTACATCTTCAAAAAAGATTTCTGCGGTTTGTGGTCTAGCTATGTATTCAAGGAAGAATGTACTTGGCGGTGCATCTTCCATAGTGAATTTAGTGAGTCCGTGTAAAGCTCCTTTCGAACCTTTTCCGTCGGTAGTTCCTGAAATGTCGTAACTATCGCAACCAAATGCGCCAATGTGCTCATTACCCGGGTATCTAACACCATTCTTTGTTATTTGCCTGTTCTGCAGATTTGCGCTTGGAATCCAAGAGACTTTAAACCTACCCTGAGGCGTTGGCATAAATACAACTTTTGTATCTTTTACACCATTAACCCACTGAAAGTTACCAGTAGTTATAACATTACTATTACGCAGATCTTCGTTATAATCAATCTGTTCATAGATTTTAGCGAGATTAAACAAGCTATTTTTTGTTTCATCTCTAAATGCGTGTTCCTCTGTACGCGGAAACTGGCGATAGTATTCATTTAAAGCATCCTGGTCTTGTTTAAGGCCCTCAACTTCATTATCCCAGTAATCTATAACCCCTTGTTCAATAACGTCCCCAAACGGGTCTAAAACCTCTTCTTCGGGTGTATTGAAAACAGGCTGGCCGTATTCATCTATAAAACCCTCATAGTTCCATTCCATTGGAATAAAAAGAGAATACAATCCAGACTTTGTTTGCCCATTCGAATTTCGTTTAGTAACGTCCGAATCAGCGTATAGTTTTTTAAAGTTATCGCCGCCTTTATCAAGTGCATTTGATGTTGATCCCATCATACACTTACCAATAATTCTAGAACCAAGACGTAGCGTTGTTTTAGTAACACGCCAGTTGTTTAGAATATTATCAGGGCGCTCCCATTTACCACTCTCGTCATGCACAAGCAATTTAAGCTTTTCACCATCATAAGAGTTATCGCCCGTGTTCTTCCAGTCAATTGTTGTATCAAGACCTTCAAGCTCTATTTGCTTTTCTTGCGACTGTATTGATTTACGGGTTAGCTTAGAAGCAGGAACCCTATACGCCAATTCAGTCTTCGGTCTATCCATACCATCTTGAATAGGTTTGAAGAAAAACGGGTAGTTGACCGAGATGGGTACGACTTTATCGGTAAACATCTTCTTTGCATCGGCACCTGTTTTTGATAAGATACCGAATCTAGCATCACTTGAGATTGTAGCCATGTTGACTGTTTCTCCTGATGCCATAAATGAGAATCCACTCCGTCTGTTTTTAAGATAGCACATTCCGTAGCTTCTCTTATCGGCTTTGCATGCTTCCCAGAAAATAAAGAAGATTCTGTTTGCTTCGCGGTAGTCTGGATGTCCAACGTCAATCTTACTCCACTGCAAGTACATGTAGTGAGTGCCAGTGATATAAGTAGGAACACCCTTATTATAAAACCAATACCCACCATCACGCCTGTTAAACTCTTCGTCAATATAACCTTCCCACTTACTTTTAAATTCATCGGGGTACGTTTGCCAATCAAATATACTTTTAATTCGCTTGAGCTCTTTAGGATACTCTGCAACAGCCCACTTGTTAGCACCTTTCTTTAATCCCTTCGGAACGGGAGGCAATGCTATACACAAGTTTTGCACCTTTATAATTTCGCCAATCTGCCCCGTCTTGCTTATAACAACAATATCATGTTCTTTGTTATAACCGTATTTCCAGGATTTTGACTTATTTAATCTGCTTATAGTCGTAAGCTTTATCGGCTGCACGACTGTCACTAGACTCTGCTCGTACATTATCTAGATCTTTTTTCAGCAAAACCAGAAAAAGTTTGCTTTTCTTCTTCTTGCTTTGGTTTGTTTTCAAGTATGCGCTCCTCTTCTTCGATGCGCGTTAGGATTTCAAAAGCGTCAAATATTGCCAGCTTCTTTGTAGCTGCGGCGTTTTTCAAACGGTCAGCAGACACATCATCTTCTGTATTAGTGATGATTTTTTCTTCGGCAACTTTTATAAGTTCCTCAACTGCTTTGCGACCAGCTTGGATTATACTCTTTTTCGTTTCCTTGGTATTCATACTTGATTGTAATTCGATTAGCGGGTACTCTATAAAGCTTTTCCCCTTCAATATTAAATTCGTATTCCGTACCAGGCGTAAACCCTATTAAGTCTCCGGCTTCAAAGTCTCCGTAAGCATATTTGATTTTACCTATCAAAGGCCTTTCAGTATGCTCAGAAAACATGCGTTCGTCCATTAACGGTTTAACAAACACAAAACCTGCCACAGGTTTCCATTTGCCATTCCTTTTGAAAGCATATATTTGGTCCGGATAAACAAAGAATAAATCTTCGTCGTAATAAGAGCGGCTATTTTTTTCGTTGCCACGTATATCTCTAAATCTTCTAAACACATTATGGTGCACAATTATTTCATCACCAGTTTGCAAAGATAGATCGTTAACTTTTGGTACGGCTTTGACAACGCCGTGTCTGCTGGTATAAAGATGGTTTTGTAATTCTGTATTCAACAGTAGCGTTGTACCGTCTATATCTTTTTCCGCCGTTGTTCTTTTAGCAAACGGAGAAACAATAAAGTTGTATATGCTTTGCATTACCACTTAAGATCATATTCAATAGAAACAGCCATGTTCTTATTAAAGTCTTTCCATGGCATTACCAAATCGCCTTTTTGAATATAGATAGAGTACTTATCTTCCTCTTCTATAATGTTAACTATAGTATGACCGCCATACACTTCCTGTCCAACAGAATAGTGCATGGCGTCATTTTTATAGTCCTTCCCAATACTAATTTTGCGAATTATCTGCATTCTCAGTAAGGGTTCCGTCGGCTAGGTTAATACTTACGTTTCCGTATTTTTCCTGTAGCTCCTCTTGAACTTTTTGTAGTTCAGCGCGAAGAAGATTCATTTGCTGAATAGCTTCGTACTTTTGAGCCTCTAGCCCGCCGATTTGCATTTGCGTTTGGTTAACAGCGCTTACATAGTTTTGTACTTTTGTCAATTCTTCACTAGTAAGCGACTTTACTTTCTTTTTTGCCATTTGATTTAATTTAATTGATTATTTATTTATTAACAGTTCCACCTGCGACGCGCCGCTCGACCTCTTTCGCTGGTCCAGCCTTTAGAACGCGCGCAAAATGATTTTCTTCTTTTCCAAGCCTTACTACCTTTCTTTAATTTAGAAGGGTCTTTAGTAACAGCTGTTTTTAATTTGCTGCCTGGATTATCTCTTTTATATTTGTCAACACCCTTCTGCGACATACCACCACCGGCATCAGCACCGGTGCCTGTAGGCTTAGCTTCATTATAGTAGCCTAAAGACTTTTTATGAGAAGGCGCATCGCCTTTCTTTTTAAACGGAGAGTTATGTTGTACGTAAGGCATATTATTTATTTTTAAAGTAACCCTTTTTCATTGGGGTACGCTGCTTAATACCTATGTTTTGTTCATAGCGCATTTGAGTCGGCGCCATTGGCGGGCGATTTTCGCGCGTTGGAGTTCCGTCAACTAAAGGCGCGCTTGTTCTATTGTAAGAAGCCCGATCAGCAGTACCTGTATTTGCTTGAATGTTTGCGGCTGTATTTTTATTGTCAGCTGCAATTTTTGCATTTTTTTGATCAGTCAATGCTTCGCTAAGATCACTAAGCTCTTGCGCACTCATGCCGGTACCACCTACACCTTTGTAATTAGATTTTTTAACGTTTGTAGGCTTTAGCGCCGGTGCGGTAGATTCTTTAATGTCTAAAGACGCTGTTTTACGCGGAGCATTCATTATTTCCTGCCCCTCCTTCATTTCCGCACGAGTTGCTTTACGCTCGGCGCGTTTTGCTTTTGCGTTATCAACCGTATTTTGCAAACGGTCGCGCCATGTTTTCTTAGCTTGTGGTGCATCCCCGGCTTTACTTACACCTGAACCTGCATCCGCAATTGAAGCGGAACTAGTGTTGCTCTTTGCAGCAAGTTCACCTTTTGCCGCTTTTTCACCCATTTCCAAAGCTTTAAATTGGTTCATGGTTGACTGGCTAGCGCCGGCTAAATTTCCATATTTATCAAAGGTAGGGCGCATAAGAGCTTTGTCGGAAGTAGGCGCATCCATTTCCATATCATAGGTGCTTGTTACTTCCGGTGCACTTGTTGGTAAAGTAAACTGCTCGGTTGTTCCAGCGGTTTTTCCTGGCTCAACTTTCCCCGGCATACTTGAAGTATTTCCGCCAGATGTAGTCGTTGATGTTGTGCCGTTGTCGTACGTGGTTGTTTCGGTAACGGTAGTCTTAGGCTTATACTTATAATTTGGATTGTAACCTTGATGTCTGCCTATAACCTCTTGTCCGCGTTGTGTGCTTGCATCAGCGTCGGTCATTTCTCTTGCGGTTCCTAAAAATTGCTCACCGCGAGTAATGCCCTTGTTAAACTGGTTCTGCTGCATGTCAGAGCTGTACGAACGGTTTTGATCTTCGTTTAAGCCTCTTGAAGTATTGTACAAGCGCTCTTGTGTTTCATTCTGAAAGCTTTTGCCAGTCATAATGTCGCGCTTAGCTTTGCGGCCGCCCATAAAGCCATCGCCCGCCTGGCGAGCATCACGAGCAGCCTCTCTTGCTTGGCGACGCAAATCGCGCTTAGCCTCATTACGCACAAAGCGCTCACTCTGACGAGCAGTACGCATGTTAAAGCGATTTTCCCACGGTGTAATGCCAGTATATTTATCCTGGATCATAGGGGTGTATTCTTCG